AAAAACGGTTAGATATTTGTGGTTCTTGTGTTTATTTTAGAAAGGATTTTAGATACTTGTTTTTCTTTAAAAAGAAAGGTATTTCACAATGTGGAATATGCAAGTGTTCTATAAATGATAAGGTGTTATTTCAAAATGAGAAATGCCCTAATAATAAATGGTAATTAAATGTTTTTTGTTATATTTATAACATGTTACAATTTGATGTAAACGAAAATTTAAAGAACTTAACAGAAGAAGAAAGAGCTGAAATATTAAAAGCCTTTAATAAAGTATTTAATAAAATGCTTCCTGATTCTAAAAGTTTAAATTATTTATATAGTCTATTTACTGAAATAATAGATCCAACTTTTACGGGGAAATGTTCAAGATGCAAAAGAAGAATACTGTCTTATTGGCAACAGAGATTAAAGAGCTGGAAGATGATCTAATTAATACGCTTTATTTAATTACTAAAGATTCTATAGATGTTAATCATTCTTGTTTAAAATTATTAGAATCAGGTTTAATTAATATAAACGAATTAAGAAACTTTTCAGTATTAAGAGATTATGATATAATGAATAGAAACCCTTTAGAAAGACAAATGAGTATTTACTATAATTTATCTGCTAAATACGATCTATCTGTTAACCATATTAGAAAAATTATAAAAGATACTAGGTATAAAAGTTAAAAATGTTTTGTGTGTGTTTTGTTTTAGGGTAGTAGTTTAAAAGCTATTACCCTTTTTTTTGTTTAAAAAATAAACATATACATATATCTATAGTTGTTATTATTGTTTATATGAACTGGTATAATATAAATAATTCAATTAACAATGCTCTTTCTATTTCAATAGATGAAGAAATAGGTGGTTTTGGTGTTAATGCTAAAGACTTTATAGAAGAGGTTAAAAGTTCAAAATCTAAAGAAATAAACTTAACTATTAATAGTGGTGGTGGTTCTGTATTTGAAGCATTTGCTATTTACGATTTTCTAAAAACTTCTAATATAAAAGTTAATGTAGAAATAGTTGGTATAGCTGCTAGTGCTGCATCTGTTTTAGCTTATTCAGGTAATGAGCTTCCTACAATGACAGAAAATAGTGTTATCATGATTCATAACTCATGGATACCTGTAGTTTCTATGGAAGGTATGAACTCAGACGAGATAAGAAAATATCAAGAAGAACTAGGAAAACAAGCTGATCTAATGGATTCTATAAATTTAAAGATTGCAAAGGTTTACACTAATGCAACTGGTTTAGGTTTAGAAGAAGTTCAGGATATGATGAGTAATGAAACTTGGATATGGGCAGAAGAAGCTAGTGCAAAAGGTTTTGTTAGTTCAATAAAAGAAGGTATGAAGGTAGCAGCATTTGCATCTACTGAAAAACTTAAAGAAATGGGATACAAAAATATTCCTAAAGATTATGTAAATCAATTAAATCAATCAGATATGAGTGAGAAAAAGGATTCAATTTTGGATCAAATTAAAGCTCTATTAGGTGGAGAAGCAAAAGCAGAAGCACCTTTAGAAGTTAAAAATGAAGCTATTGATGTGGAAGCTTTAAAAGCTGAAATCAAGGCAAGTATTGAAGCAGAAGCTTCAGTAAAATTAGAAGAAGCAAATGCTAAACTAGTAGAACTAGAAGAAGCAAACGCTAAAAAAGATGCTGAAGTTAAAGCAAGTGCTGAAGCTTTAGAAGTATCTAAAAAAGAACTTGAAAAAGTATCTGCAAGTAGAGAAGTAATTCCAGCTAAAGAAGATGTTTTAGAAAGTAAAAAAGAATTAATTAAAGATGAATTAGGAGAAGCTATTTTAGCAACTTTTGAAATGTCAGGATTAAGAAATAAAAAGTAAATTAAAAATTAAATTAAAAAAGAAAAAAAATGGCAAATTTTATTACAAAATCATTAAGTACTACTTACCAAGGTACAGATGTACAAGGATTGTTTTTTGAGCCTTCTGAAGGTTCTGATGACTTAAAAGGAATTAGAGTTTTACCAAATGTAAAGGTAAAAACTAATATGTATTTATCATCTCCACTTACTAAAATAGTAAGAGCTTATTCTAGTTGTGGTTTTTCTGCTACTGGTGGAATAGTTGATGTATCAGATAGAACTTTAGAAGTAAAAAAACTTAAAGTAAATTTAGAGCAGTGTGGAGATACTTTCTACGGTACTGTATTTGAAGAAGCTTATGGTTCAGGAACTGCAATAGATGATTTATTACCTACTGTAGTTGGTGAGATCGCTAGAAANTCNGTNGGTGAAGCTATTGCTGATGANAATGGAAGAATAGCATGGTTCGCTGCTTCTACTGCTGCAAGTGCAGATTACGCTCAGTTTGATGGATTTATTCAGAACTTTGTAGCAGATTCTGCACAGTTAGGAAAATACATTGAAATGAGTACTATTGCAAGTGTAGAAGATACTAATGGAGATTTAGTAGCTGATGGAGCTTATGAGCTTTTAAAGTCAGTTTACGAAAACCAAACTAAAGTATTAAGACAAGTACCAAATAACAAGAAATCAATTAGAATTACTTGTACTATTGAGGATAACTTAACTACTACTTATGAGCAGTTAGGAACAGGAAACGCTTTAGGATTGTCTAGACTTATTGATGGTCAAGGAAACTCTCAATTAACTTTTAGAGGTATTCCATTAATNACTATTACAGGNTGGGACACTCAATTAGCAGATGCTGCTAATCCAAACTCAGCAGGTTTAGGAATTGATATAGGAAAAAATATGTTAGTTTATACTGCAGATGAAAACCTAGTAATTGGTTCTGATGTTAACGACCCTGAAGCTCAATTGAAATTCAGATCTAATGATGATGATGATGAATTGTTAAAAATCATTGCTAAGTACAAAATGGGAGTTCAGTTTGTATTTGGAGAATTAATCTCTTTCTACTGGTAGAATATAAAAGCCCTCACATATTAGTGGGGGTATTTTTTAACTTATAATAAATAAAAAAAATGGCAGAAATTACAACAGACGTTTTAATCAGTTGTGCTGATGAGAACAGAAGAGGAGGTATAAAAGGGGTTTATGTTATCAATAAAGATGATATTGTTTCTTTTACAGCAAGTGCTACAAACCAATCCTATACAGCAGTAACATTATCAACTACTAATGATGTGTTTTACGAAATTGAAGGAGAATTAGAAACTAAGGTTTATAGTTCAGAAGGTTCTAGAGAAAATGGATCTATTTCTTATGAAACATCTTTAGAAGTTTTTACTCCTAAAATGGAAAAAGTAAAAGCATTTGGAATCAATGAGTATGTTGAATCATGTGGATTAGTAATTATTTTTGAAACTTACAACAAAGCAACTACTGAAAATATAGCTTTTGTTTTAGGATATGATGAAATAATGGGTACAGATGCTTCAGTAAATGCAGTTACTAATGAAGTATTAGAAGGTGAGTTACAAGGGCAAAATGGTTATACTGTTACTTTTGCAGGAAAACAAGCTCAATTAGCTAGAGAATTTGTAGGAACTATTACTTTAAACGGTGGTGCTACTAAGAGCTTTGGTGCATAATCAAAACTTTAATTAATAATAATAAGAAAGGATGGTTTAAAAAGCTATCCTTTTTTTTTGTTATTTAGAATGATTATAAATAGTGGTTTTTTTTTAGTATATTAGGCATATGAAAAAGTTTATAATAAAAGCTGAGTTTCTAGGTAAAAAAGTTATGGGTTCTGTAGGTGTTATATCTTTAACAGAAAAAACTACTCAGAANGATTTAAGTAAGCTATATAAAGCAGGTTTTGGTAATATTGTTGAAATAGTAGAAAAGGATGCAGAAAAAGAAGACTAAAGGAATTAATAATATAGTTAAAAAGAATAGTATTAAAGCCAGTACTGTAAAAGATCCTATAACTACTCCAATAATTAAAAAGGAGAAGGAAATAAANAAGGATATTGAGCAGAAGTATGTACCNTTTTTTCANGATTCTAGNAATATATANCCAAATGATTTAGCTAAACGTGCTAGAAGATCAAGTACACATAGNTCTATTATTAATCAAAAAATAACTTTTACTATTGGTAAAGGNTTTTTATATTCTAAAGATGGTGAANATGTAGATTTNAAAGATTTGCCTTTAGACTTTCAANNNTGGTTAAATGAGGTTAATCCTGAAAATGATAATATAGATACTTTATTTAAAGAATTAGTACAAAACTATGTGATAACAGGACAATGTTATCCACACGTTAAAAAGTCAGGTGATTATACTGCTATATTTAGTGAAGATGCTACAACAGTTAGAAAAGGAAAAGATAAAAAAAGAGCTTACATTTCTAACTTTTGGAGAGATATTCTACTTAATTACGCTCCAATTAGTGACTATCCAATAAATAACAGTCTTACATTTTGGAACGGTACACCAAAGAATGAGTATTTAGTACATATAATGCGTAAATACCCTGAATTTAGTTACTATGGTTTACCTGATTATGTTGGTGCTTTAGATTGGATTGATATAGAATATAGAGTATCTAAATACAATATAGATAAGTTTGATAACGGATTTTTTCCTAGTGTATTAATGCAGATGTTTGGTGAAGTTCCTGATGGAATGAATGCACAGGCTTATGTACAAGAAATTAAAAAGAGGTACACAGGAGAAGGTAATAATGATAAATTTCTAGTTGAGCTTTTAGATAGTCCTGAACAAGCTGCAAAAGTAATAGAGTTTGAAAGCTCCAATTAGTGACTATCCAATAAATAGTAATCTTACATTTTGGAATGGTACACCAAAGAATGAGTATTTAGTGCATATAATGCGTAAATACCCTGAATTTAGTTACTACGGTTTACCTGATTATGTTGGTGCTTTAGATTGGATTGATATAGAAGATCGGAAGAGC